GCCCACCGCACTGCGATCCTGCCCAACGGCGTGAAGGCCCACGAGCTCTCGCAGAGCAACGAGGCGGCCCAGTTCCTTGAGACACGCCAATACCAAGTCATCGAAATCTGCCGAGCGTTTCGTGTGCCGCCGCACATGATCCAGGATCTCACCCGCAGCACGTACTCGAACATCGAAGTGCAGGGCACCGAGTTCGTGCAGCACTGTCTGCTGCCGCATCTCAAGCGGTGGGAAGCGGCCATCGCCCGTGACCTGATCGACGACGACGAGACGTACTTTGCCGAGCACAACGTCAGCGGCCTGCTGCGTGGCGATCACGCGAGCCGCTCGGCCTACTACGTCTCGGCGATCCAGAACGGGTGGATGAGCATCAACGAAGTGCGTGAGATGGAGAACTTGAACCCGCTGGGCGTCGAGGGCGACAAGCACTTCATTCAGCTGAACATGACCACGCTGGAAAAGGCCGGCGAGGAGCCGCCTGCACCGGAGCCGGTGGCCGAGCCGCCGGTGGTGGTCGAGGCCGAGGACAGCCCGGCCGACGAGCTCGAGGACGACGCCGAACCAGAGGAGCAGACCGATGGAGATTGAACGCCGGGACTTCGCCTTTGAGGATGACAACGAGCTCGTTATCGAGAGCCGTGCCGATGGCCGGGCCGCCATCGTGGGGTACGCTGCCGTGTACAACCGGCTGAGCCTCGACCTGGGCGGGTTCAAGGAAGAGATCCTGCCGGGTGCGTTCGACAAGATTCTTGGCCGCCAGCGTGGCAAGGGCGACGTGGTCGCACTCTTCAACCACGACAGCAACATCGTGCTGGGCCGCACGTCCAGCGGCACGCTGGAGTTGTCCAGCGATGACAAGGGGCTGCGGTACGTGGTGACGCCGCCCGTGAGCCGGGCCGACGTGCTCGAGCTCATCCAGCGGCGTGACGTGCGTGGCTCGTCGTTCGCCTTCACCGTTGACCCCAAGCACGAGTCGTTCCGCACCGGTGAGGACGGCAAGGCCGTGCGGCAGATCCGAGAGGTTTCGGGCCTGTACGACGTTGGCCCGGTGCTGGTGCCGGCGTACCCGCAGACGAGTGCCGGCGTGGCCATGCGTTCCTACGAGGCGTGGCTGGCGTCACAGGGCGAGCCAGCGGCCCCGCCTGCTGTGCGTTCGGCCATGCGTGGCGTCGCCCAGGCGTGGGCCGCCATGCTGAGGCTCCGCAATGTCTGAGGCCCGCTGCACCTGCGGCGAGAAGTTGCGGTGTCGCTCTAGTCGTGCCTGCGGCGACGAACGGCAGCGGTATCTGCGTTGCCCACGGTGCGGTGCTCGTGCGGTGGCGTTTGTCAAAACAACAGTTTCGCAAGTCAGGTTCTGCAAGAGGCCGGGTGCGTAGCGGCACAGTGGACTCCATCGGCAATCACGCCGCTGGAGATCACACATGGACCGCCTCTCGACTCTTCGCGCCGAAGCCAACGACGTTGCCGAGCGGATCGACTCGCTCACGGCCCTGCAGACCGACAACCAGGCTGATCTCGAGTCCCGTGATGCCGAGCTGACCGGCCTGACCGAGCGGGCTCAGAAGCTCGCCGCCTCGATCGACTTCGAGGTCAAGGTGGTCGAGTCGGCCAAGAATCTCCGCAGCGTGGCCGAGCGTTGCTCGCCGGCCCCCGAGGTGCGTGCTGTCGAGAATCGCATCGAGCCGGTGCGGGACGGCCGCAAGCTCAAGGCGTTCCGCTCGCACGAGACGGCGTACCGTTTCGGCCAGTGGCTGCGTGCCAAGTTCGCCGGCGACGACAACGCCCGGCGGTGGTGTGCTGACCACGGCGTCGAGAGCCGCACGATGGTCGAAGGCGTCAACAGCACCGGCGGCTTCGCCGTGCCTGACGAGGTGTCGAACGAGATCATCCGCAACGTCGAGACGTACGGCGTGGCCCCCACGGCCCTGCAGAACTTCTCGATGGCCAGCGACACGCTGATGATCCCGAAGCGGCTCACCGGCGTCACGGGTGCGTGGCTCGGCGAAGGCAGCGAGTTCACCTACAGCGACATGACCGGCACGCAGGTGCAGCTGGTCGCCCAGAAGTTCGGCGTGGCCACGAAGGTGTCCAACGAGCTGTGGGCCGACGGCGTTGGCATCGCCGACCTGATCGCCACGGAGCACAGCCTTTCTGTGGCCAAGGCCCTCGACGAAGCGGTCTTCACGGGCACGGGCACCTCGACCTTCGGCGGCCACCACGGCGTGGCGGTCAAGATCGACACCGCTCCGTACACCGCCAGCGTGGCGACGGCGGCCAGCGGCAACACGAGCTTCGAGACGCTCGACAAGGAAGACTTCCTTGCCGTGCTCGCCAAGTGCCCCCGCTACGCCCTGCCCGGTGCCCGGTGGTACATCAGCCCGGCCGGATACCACGCTGCGATGCAGCGGCTGGATCTCGGCCAGGGGGGCAACGCCAGCGTGGCCAACGGCTTCGGCCTCACCTTTTTGGGCTACCCTGTGACCCTTTGCCACGTTCTTAACAGCACGCTCGGTGCGGATGCGTCGAAGATCAAGGTGCTGTTCGGCGACATGGCCATGGCTGGTGCCCTCGGCCTGCGTCAGGGTTACGCTCTGCGTGTCAGCCAGGAGCGGCTGGTCGAGTATGACCAGACCCTCGTCACCGGCATCGTGCGTGCCAATGCGGTGTTCCACTCGCTCGGCTCGACGACCGAGGCGGGCCCGGTCATCGCTCTGAAGACGGCGTCCTGAACCTAGTTCCTTCCAAGGAGAACTGCTCCCATGATCCAGATCGCAGCGACGAAGACGGACGCCAAGGCGGCGGCGAGTGTGGCGGCTTCGGCCACCCACAGCCACGAGATCGACACCCTCGGCTACGAGTACGTTTCCATCGACGTGGTGTACTCGCCGTTCACGGCGACCACCAGCAATGCGGCTCCGGTTCTCCGGCTGACGCAGCACGACGTGACCGGCACCGGCCAGACGAACATCAGCGGGTTCGTTGGCGGCACCGACTTCACCGTGGCGGCTGGCACCACGACCGGGGCGAACGTCGGCTACGTGGCTCGGTTCAACGTGGACATGCGTGGCAAGCGTCGCTTCCTGACGCTGTACACCTCGCCCGGCAACACCGTGGCGGTGAACAGCGTGGCCCGTCTGGGCCGTGCCGAAGAGGCTCCGTTTTCGGCGGCCACCAAGAACGTCGGCACGCTCGTCAGCGGCTGATCGCTTGACACATGCGGCACAGTGGACGGCTGGCAGGGCTCTACGCTCTGCCAGCCGTTTCCATTTGAGGGGCCACCATGCTCGTCCGTGTCGGTGACACGCAGGTAGATATCCGAGTCGAAGCCGTGCTGTCGATGCCCCGGCTGGGGTTCACCAGCAACTTCTTCGCCTGGGCTCAGGCTCTGATGCCGCTCGGCATCCGGCCGACACTGGGCACGGGCTGCTTCTGGGACCAGGTGAACACCCGGGTGTTCGAGCAGTTCATCGACAAAGCCGAGTATCTGCTGGCCATCGACTACGACACGTTCTTCACCAAGGAAGACGTGGAGACGCTCTTTGCCATGGCGATGACGTTTCAGTGTGACGCCATCACGGGGCTGCAAACCAAGCGTGAGGACGGCCGCCCCATGCTCACCCTCAAGGGCACGCTGGATTCGCCGCCGGATGCCGGGCACACAAGCCTGCCACCGTCGTGGTTTGCCGAGCCGATTCAAGAGGTGGACACGGCCCACTTCGGCCTTACGGTGATCAGCACGGCCGCACTCAAGCGAACCAAAAAACCGTGGTTCTGGTCGAAGCCAGACCCCGAGGGTTCGTGGGGCGACGGCCGGCTAGATCCCGACATCTGGTGGTGGAAGAACTGGCGAGAGAGCGGCAACCGAGTGTTCGTCTCGCCCCGTGTCGTGCTGGGCCACGGCGAGTACGTCGTGACGTGGCCGGGCCGCAACCTGACAAGCCCGGTGTTTCAGTGGGCGAATGAGTTCACGTCCACGAGCAAGCGGCCCGAAACTGCATGGAGGGTGGGGGAATCATGAAGATAAGGATGCTGATGAGCTACCGGCACTACAAGCGTGGCCAGGTGCTGCCGGACGTTCCCGACGGCATGGCGAACGATTGGATCAGCCGAGGCATCGCCGTCGAGGACAAGCAGCAGACCATCGAGACGGCGGCCATCGAGCACCGGGCCGAGACGGCCGACGCCACGCCCAGGAAACGAGGACGCCCCCGTGCAGTACCGCAGCCTGACCAGAGCGACGCCGCCGGCGGTTGAGCCCGTCTCGGTATCCGAGGCCAAGGCCCACCTGCGTGTGGACATCAGCGACGATGACTCGTACATCGGCACGCTGATCACGGCGGCCCGTGAGTGGTGCGAGCAGTACCTTGACCGCACGCTGATCAACACGCAGTGGACGATGCGGCTGGACTCGTTCCCGTACGAGATCGAGCTACCCCGGCCGCCGATTGCCACGAGTGGCACGACCACGGCGGTATCGCTCACCTACACCCTTGGCGACGACTCCACGGCCACGCTGTCCACGACGGCGTACCGGGTGGACCGCAACTCGACGCCTGGCGTGGTGCGGCAGCTGCGTGCCGGGACGTGGCCCGCCAATCTCGACGACTACAACGCCGTGGCTGTGACGTGGTACGCCGGCTACGGGGCCAGCGGCGCGAGCGTGCCAGCCGGCATCCGCCACGCCATCCTGATGCTCGTGGCTCACTGGTACGACGGCGCTAGGCAGGCGGCTGTTTCTAGCGGTGCTGTTCCGCAAGACGTGCCATACGGCGTCAAGTCGCTCCTCGACTCGCAACGCTGGGGATCATACCGATGAGCATTGAAGGCCGGATCGCTGTAGACGCCTTGTTTCACGACAAGGACGGCACCACGTCGCTGAAGGTGGTGTCTCTTGCGTCGAGCGTTGGCTACTCGACCGGCAAGGTGGCGGTGGTGACTGGCACCGCAGGCACAAGCCAGGTGTTTCTCAATCTGTACTCCACGCAATACCGAGACGCCGGCGGCAGTCTCGTGACGTTCGCAAGCACTGCGATCTCCCACATCGCGTTTGCGTTCCAAGGGGCACCTGGTCAGTTCCGCAAGTTGCATGACACCAACGACAACGTGGCGCTTGTTTCCAAGAACAACGAGGTTGCGTGCTCTGCTGTCCCGGCATCGCTAGACGCCCTTATTGAAACGGCCGCGAACACTGGCACGTACACCATCGTGCTGTATGGCACATGATCAACGCTGGCAATCTCCGAGAGCGGGTGACGGTGCAGCAGGCAACCGAGAGCCGCAACGGCATCGGCGAAACCGTGCTGTCATGGGCCACGTTTGCCACTGTCTGGGCCAGCGTTGAAGGCGTGTCGGCCCGCGAGGCATTGGCGGCTGGTCAGCAGGACGTGACGATCACGCACCGTGTCCGCATCCGTTACCTGTCAGGAATGACGCAGAACATGCGTTTTCTGTGGCGTGGCCGTGTGCTGCAGATCGTCAGCCTGCTTGAGTACGCCAACCGGTCAGAGCATGTCGCCATTTGCGAAGAGGTGACATCGTGAGCGGAATCGAAATGAGCGTAGGGTTTCCCGAGCTCCGCCAACTACAGCAGGCGTTTCGGTCGTTCGCCCCTAGCTTGGCAAGAAAGCACATGGGAGCGGCCATCCGTAGGTCGCTTGCTCCTGGGCTGAGTGCCCTGCGGGGCAACGTAAAGCGAGGGCCGACCGGGAACCTTGCCAGAGCGATTGCCAGCAAGGTCAAGACTTATCGCAGAGGGAATGCCGTCGGCCTGGTTGGCTTCGTGGCCGCAGGAAGCGGAAAGTCTGCTTCGGCGCGGGGCGGCTCGGTAAAGAAAGGCAAGGACCGTGCTTTTCATGCCGGGTTTCTGGAGTTCGGCACGAAAGAACGAATCATTCGCACGTCTTCTCGCCGAGGCGGTGCATCGATAGCGTCGAGTTTCAAGACGCTGGGGCCGTTTAAGGTCGCCCGCGTAGCCAAGCGGGGCAAGTACGCAGGGGTGGTGCGAGTTAACACGTCGCCTAAGTATCCGAAGGCGTTCTTTAAAAAGGCCCCTAAAGGCGAGGTGTTGAGCGTCAGGGAGATGCCTGTTGGTGGAAGCAAGGGCCAGCCGCCCGTCAAAACCGCTTACAGGACTTCGCTGCCTGCAATGCGGTCGCTCTTGGCGATTGAAATGACCAAGTCGCTCATAAACGCCCAGAAGGACTTGGCAAAGGACTTTCCGCCTAGCCGAGCACGCCAATGATTTTCCGATCACCCGAATACGTTCTGTCGTCGGCTCTGGTGCGAAGCCCGCAAGCCGCCATCCTCATCGGCCAGCGGGTCTACCCTGTGCTGGCCCCGTCTTCGGCCACGCTGCCGCTCGTCACTTGGCGGCGAGCCGGCGTGCAACGGGAGCAGACGTTAGCCAGCCCAGCAGGAATGCCACGTGTCACGATTGAGTTTTCGATCTACGGGACCACGTACGAGGAAGCCCGGCTGGCAGCCGACGCCGTGCGGTCTGTTCTGGATGGGTACGGCGGTTCGGCGAACAATACAGAGGTAAAGCAAACGTCGCTTGAGGACGAATCCGACGACTTTGTGACGTTAACCGGATCGGACCTGCCGCCGGTGTACCAAATCACGCAGCGATACGACTGCTGGTGGAGCGAGGAATAAGATGCCATATACGCCGCACGACTCGACCGGAACCAACTTTGTCTTTGCCGGTGCGACGTACACCGTCACCAGCATCACATATTCCATCACCGACAATGCGGCCACTGACCAGATCGACGTTTCGCACCTTGCCCAGACCACTGGGGCGACGGTCCTGACGCTGGCCCGCCCGCTGAAGGGGTCGGCTGGCGACACGGGCAAGGAAGTCACGATGG